TGCTTTCTTCTACTCTTTAATATATAATAGACAGATGCTCTTCTATACTAATATCTATACGCGTGGAAACTACGTGCACTTTCGTGGCTTTAAAGACGGTAAGCGTGTAAAGGAAAAGATTCCCTTTCAACCTACTTTATATGTTCGTTCCGGTAAACCTTCAGAATTTAAATCGCTGTAGGGTGATAATCTTGAAAAAGTTAAATTTAGTACGATAAAAGAAGCGCGGAATTTTGTCGATCAGTATAAAGAGGTAAGTAATTTTCCTATCTTTGGTAATAAGAATTACGGCTATCAGTTTACCAGTAAGATGTTTCCTGATACGGTTGAATTCGATATATCGTTAATAAAGATAGTAACTATCGATATTGAGACTACCACTGAATACGGATTTCCTAACCCAAGGGCTGCTCAAGAAGAAGTTACTCTTATATCTGTGCAGGACTTTAATACAAAGGTAATTACTACTTTCGGTTGTGGTCCATATCTAAGTAAAAAACCTAATTCAACTTATATTCAATGTAAGGATGAGTTTGATCTTCTACGTCAGTTTATTAATCATCATAAGTCTGATTACCCTGATGTAATTACCGGTTGGAATAGTCAGCTATTTGATATAGCTTACCTGTCTACTCGCATCATAAAAGTACTTGGTGAAAAGGCTTTAGATGAATGTTCACCGTGGGGTTATGTAAGACAATACGAAGTACCAACTGCCCGCGGACGTACGGAGTTGGCGTTTGAGTGGTGCGGTATTTCTATTCTTGACTTTATGGATCTGTATAAGAAGTTCTCTTATAAGATGGTTGAGAACTATAAGTTGGATACTGTTGCGATGGAAGAGTTAGGGGAGCAAAAGTTTAAAAACCCTCATGCCACATTTAAAGAGTTCTACACCAAGGACTGGGAGTTGTTTGTAGACTATAATATCCGTGACGTAGAGTTAGTGGATAGATTAGAAGAGAAAATGAGAATCATTAATTTGATTCTTACTATGGCTTACGATGCTAAGTGCAACTTTACCGATATCTTTTCCTCTGTAAGAACCTGGGATTGTATCTTATATAATAAGTTGTTGAAAGATAACATTATAGTACATAATCCCCCTGGTGTCGACCCAGATAAGGATCGTACTATTATGGGTGCATATGTTAAAGAACCTAAACCCTCTCGTTATGACTGGGTTGTTTCTTTTGATGCTACTTCCTTGTATCCTTCCATTATTATGTCATGGAATATGTCTCCGGAGACGTTAGTAGATGGACAAAAGTTCTTAGACGATGATGAGAGATCAATTCAACGTTTAATTGATCATGAAGTTAATACGTCAGAGTTGCATAAGAATAATTGGTCTATGACTGCAAATGGGCAAAGTTTTACTCGAACTAAAAAAGGTATATTTCCTGAGCTTATTGAGTTTTACTTTACCTCTAGGCAGGTAGCGAAAAATGAAATGCTGGCTGCTCAGGCTAGCTATGAAGAAACTAAAGATAAAAAATATCTTGGTTTAATATCTAGTCTTAACTCTAAGCAGATGGCTGCTAAAATTTTAATGAACTCACTTTACGGTGCGATGGGTAATATTCACTTTAGGTATTACGATATACGTATCGCTGAAGGTATTACTATGACCGGTCAGTTTTTAATTAGATCGGTTGCTAAAAAATTAAACGAGTTTGTTAATAAAGAAGTAGGAACTAAAGATGTTGAATATTCTTTTTACTCTGATACCGATTCTACCTATATTACTCTTGGTGCTCTTGTTGAGAAGAATCTTGCAGGTAAAGAGAAGTCCGCCATCGTTGATGTGCTCGACAAGTACTGTGCAACTCAAATTGAACCGACGATCAATGATGCTTGTGAGTCTATTTCGGATTATCTGAATACTTACCAGCGTAAGATTAAGTTCAAGCGGGAGATTATTGCCGATAGAGGTATCTGGATTGCTAAAAAACGATATGCTGTTAACGTTTATAACTCCGAGGGTGTTGCTTATGATCCACCAAAGCTAAAAGTATTAGGTATGGAGATTGTAAGGTCTTCTACTCCTGCCCCAGTACTAAAGGCGTTAAAGGAGGCAGTAGCAATTGCTCTTACTAAGGACGAGACTACCTTAAGAAATTATGTAGTAGATCTGGAAGCTAGATGGCATAGTCTTGATCCTGAAGATATTGCTTTTCCTCGTGGAGTAAATGGTATTAAAGATTATAGCGACTCAAATAGTATCTTTAAAAAGGGTACTCCTATTCACGTAAGGGGAGCGCTCATATATAATCATCTAGTCACTAGTAAGGGGTTAGAGAAAAAATATCAACTGATTCAAGAGGGAGATAAGATTAAGTTCTTATATCTTCGAGAACCAAACCCCCTAGGTACCCATGTTATTACATTTGCAGGTGAAGTACCACCGGAATTTAAAATTCGTGAATATATTGATTATGATAAAATGTTCGAGAAGTCTTTTCTCGAACCCCTTAACTCTTTACTAAGCTGTATCGGATGGCAAGTAAAAGAAACAGCATCTTTAGAAGGATTATTCGGATGAAACGTTTTATAGCTACTCTAAGTTTATTTGTATTATTTGTCTCTCAAGCGCTTGCTTGGGAACAAAGGTCTCCTCTACCACCACAAAGTTGTCAGGTACATAACCCGTATGGCTTTGCACAAACCGCAAGACCTGCACTTCCTATTTGCCGTGAAGCGTACTTTGTTGCTTATGATGCACCTGTGAAAATTCCTGTATATGTTTCATATACTTTATTACCACAAAATGCATTAGGTTGCTTCCCACGTACTAATGCCTTTGTACCAGATCAATCTCTAAATGGTACCGGAGCACGACCAGATGATTATGCTGGTACAGGGTATGATAAGGGTCATGCTGCACCTGATGGTGACTTGAGCTGGAGTCAGATGGTTGAATACGAATCATTTCTAATGACCAATATGTACCCGCAAGCCGGTTCTTTAAACCGTGGTATTTGGAAATTACTTGAAACTAGTGTCCGTGGTTGGTCAGTTCAATTAAATAACTCTTTTACAATTTATGTTGGTGCTATTTACGGTCAAGGTGATAAAACTATTGGTAATGGAGTGATTGTACCACATGGTTTTTATAAAATTGTAATCAATAATAATACTGGTAACTATGCCGGTTGGGCATTTCCCCACACCGTACCTTACCCAAATCTAGGTAACGATTTAGTTAAGTATCGTCTGCCTGTTTCACAAATTGAAACAACAGCGGGTGTTAAGTTTAACTTCCCACCAAATGCAAAAGAATTAGCCCCTGGTACTGAATGGCCGGTTGATTATGGTGCACTCACAAAAGCGAAACGCGCCAAGTGCGGTGCAAACGCTGAGTAAGTAGCATTTACTGCTAGGGTATGTTATAATATATGATCTATAAGGAATTATACAATGTCTATACTTGATAAAATTAAGAAAAACTCTACCATTAAAGATACGGCTATCTTAGCCGATTCGAAGTTCTTTCAAAAGAAAGATATGATTGCTACATCGATACCTGCAATTAATATTGCATTATCGGGTAAGTTAGACGGGGGTCTGACTCCTGGTCTGACTATGTGGGCTGGACCTTCAAAGCATTTTAAGACTGCTTTTTCATTACTGATGGCTAAGTCTTATCTAGAAAAGTATCCTGATGCTTGTTTATTATTTTATGATTCTGAGTTCGGTACTCCGCAATCTTACTTTGATTCCTTTGGTATCGACCCTAAGAGAGTTATTCATACCCCTCTTACTAATATTGAGCAGTTAAAGTTTGATATTATGACCCAGCTTGAAGGTATTGAGCGAGGGGATCATTTGATTATTATCGTCGACTCGATAGGCAACCTTGCTTCTAAGAAAGAAGTTGAAGATGCGTTAGAAGGTAAATCTGTTGCAGATATGTCTCGCGCTAAGCAGATTAAGTCTTTATTCCGAATGGTAACACCTCACCTTTCGTTAAAAGATATTCCTATGATTGTAGTTAACCATACGTATAAGACGATGGAGTTGTATTCTAAGGATGTGGTAGGCGGGGGTACTGGATCTTACTATTCAGCTGATAATATTTTTATCCTGGGTCGTCAGCAAGAAAAAGAAGGTACTGAAGTGGTAGGTTATAACTTTATTATTAATGTTGAGAAGTCTAGATATGTGAGAGAGAAATCTAAGATTCCAATCACCGTACGTCATGATGGTGGTATCAGCCGCTGGTCTGGTTTACTAGATATGGCTTTAGAATCTGGCCACATCGTTAAGCCGAGTAATGGTTGGTATTCACGGGTAGATAAAGATAGTGGAGAGATTGAGGATAAGAAGTTTCGTATTAAGGATACTGATACAAAAGAATTCTGGAT